AAATGCGTATTTCTAGTAACGGTTATATAACAACTCCACTTCAACCAGCTTTTAACGCTACAAGAAATGTTGGTCAAAATATTTCTGGTACAGTGACATTAGATTTTAATGTAGTGAGAAGTAATGCATCCAATTCTTATAACGGTTCAACCGGTATTTTTACTGCACCAATATCTGGTCAATATCTTTTTACGCATAAAGCACTTTACTATGCATTTAGTAATAGTGAATATTTAGATTTATATAGTTATGTGAATAGCTCTATTAGGAATAGATATGAACAGACTGGTAATAGTGGAGTACATACACAAGTTAATTATGCAGAAATTGTTTATTTAAATACTAATGATACATTTAAATTGGTTGCAAGTAATAGAAACACTGGGTCTTTTTCTATGTACGCAAACGAAAATCATTTTAGCGGACGTTTGTTAGGTTAGGAGAGCACATGGGTAACGCACGAAATTTAGCAGATAATCTTCCTCTCGAAGGACATCTTGCAGGGCGCAACGTTATAATCAACGGTGCAATGAATTTTAGCCAACGCCAGGGCTCATCATCAAATGTTGGTAATCAATATGTTTTAGATAGATTTGCAGTATATAAGCAAAACACTGGAAGCACATATACCTGTTCTCAAAACTCTGTAACAGACTTAGCAGGGTTTTCTAATTCATTAAAGATGGATTGTACAACTGCTGATACTTCTATTGCATCTAATGAAGAAGTAAAGATAGTATATAAAATGGAAGGCCAAGACTTACAAAGGTTTAAAAAAGGACACGCTACGGCTTTAGGTTTTACGTTATCTTTCTACGCCAAAACGAATAAAACTGGTGTTTATTGTGTTGAGTTATATGACAGAGATAACGGTAGAGATGTTTCTGGTTCTTACACAGTAGCAGACACAAACTGGAACAGATACACTATTAGTTTTCCGGCAGACACTACAGGCAAGTTTGACGATAATAATGGTAGTTCATTAGAGTTATCATTTTGGTTAGTTGCTGGTTCCGCAGTGCAAGGTGGCACATTAAATACTACATGGAGGTCAGCGACTGACCCCAGTAGTGCTACTGGCCAGGTAAACTTTGCAGACAACACAAGCAATGATTGGGAAATTACTGGAGTTCAGCTAGAAGTTGGTAGTAGCGCTACTCATTTTGAGCACGAACCAATATCAGTTACCTTGGCCAAATGCCAAAGGTACTATTATGTTCTTGATGGTAATAAAACTTCATGGATGTATCCAATAAATACAAATAACGCAAGTGGCTACAGAAGAGTATCTATACACTACCCAACAAGTATGAGAACAACGCCAACTGCCACGGCTAGTATAGTTCATTCTGGTGGTACTAGCGGTGTAGATGGTGGTGTTTGGATAAGTCTCGACTGTGTAGGCATATACGTCAACAGTATTAATAGCGAATCAGATTATGCATACGTCAATGCACTAACAGCAGATGCGGAGTTATAGATGATTATTACAAAGGCAAAATACCATAATAGTGAATTACCAAATAGTACAAATATAAAAGCCACAATAGACGGTGAAGAAATGTTTGTACCAATGGACGAAAGTAACCGTCACTGGATAGCTATTCAAGCATGGGTGGCAGATGGTAATGCGATAGAAGAGGCCGACTAATGACTAGAGCAAGAGATTTATCAAGAGCAGTTAATAATAAAATGTCAGTGTTTAAGTATACTGCCACAGCCGGTCAAACTACATTTACTGGAGCTGATGGTGGCGGTGCAACATTAGCATATGACCCTAACTCAATGATCGTAACTTATAACGGTATTATTTTAGAAAGCACATCAGAATATACGGCAACTAATGGTACATCAGTTGTTCTTGCTGCTGGAGCAGAAGTTGGAGCAGAAGTAAATATACTAGCATTTGAAGATGTAGCATATTCTGGAGTTATGCCAACAACAGGTGGTACTTTTACTGGTGATGTAATGATTACTGGAAATGCAAATGACGCTAATGGTAATTTAAAGGTTACTACTAACACACCAACAAATTATCCAGCGGTAGTTATTCAAACATCTACTGGTGGTAACGGTTCAGAAACACATGGATTACATATAAAAAATACTGCGGCTGGTCATGGTTTAAGGGTAGACGATGCATCACCTGACACCACTCCTTTTGTTGTTGCTAGCGATGGTAAAGTTGGCGTTGGCATAGAAACACCTACAGCACCTTTGCATATCGCAGCTCCTGATAATTCTGACCTTATGCATTTTACCGTAACAGGTAATGAAAGGTGGGCGTTGAGGGGTGCGTCTGGAAGCGGCTCAGATGATTATATTGCTTTTGGTATAGATGGTGGAACAACCGCAATGCAATGGCATGAAACAGGTAAAATTGGTGTTGGAGGAAAAGCAGACCCCGATTCTACATTACATATGATTAGTAATAATACAGGATTTGTTGCTAGTAATGGAGCAGGCATAAATGGTATACAACTTTCACGAATCGATAATGATGGTGAAAATTTATATATGTATACTTCTTCTGGTCAAGGGTGGAGCGGATCTACTTATGTAGGTAGAGTTGAATCATTCGGTAATAATGTACTAGAGATCGGATCACAACAAAATATTAATATTAGTATGGGTACTAATAATGCGGAAGTTTTAAAAATTAATTCTTCTGGCGTAGAAGCTTCAGGCGGCGGTGGAGGTGATTATATAAGATGCAGTGGGTTAACCCAGGGAGGTGGCGGTCATTATATAGAAATAAGTGGTAATTTATCCGGATATACTGCTGGTCAATATAACTGTTTAAAAACAAATCTTAATGATATTCATTTTGATGCAGGTGGTACATATACGGGATATATTAATAGAAATGGTGGATTTACTGATGTATCAGATGAATCATTAAAAGAAAATGTTGCAACAATTGATAGTGCAGTATCTAAGTTATCATCACTAAAAGGTAGATATTTTAATTGGATTGACTCAGATCGTGGTAATGATAGACAAATAGGTTTTATTGCACAAGAAGTAGAAGCGGTTGTTCCTGAATTAGTAACTACATCAGCCACTGGATTAAAAGGAATATCATACGGTAAGACTACTGCTTTATTAGTTGAAGCAATAAAAGAACAACAAGCATTGATTGAAGCTTTAACTGCAAGAGTAACCAGTTTAGAGGGTTAAACGTATAAATAACATAAACGCCAAACAGGGAAAGTGAACTAATGGCTACGGATAAAGATTTTGTCGTCAAGAACGGCTTACAAGTTGGCTATGATTCAGCCACAACATCAAACCTTTTAGTAGACTTCGGACATATCAGAACGGCAACAAGACCTTCTGGTACAAATGATACAACTGTTGCTACTACTCAATTTTCAACGAATGCAGCAAACGAAAATGCAGTTGCAATGGCAATCGCGTTAGGATAAACTATGCCCAATACATTTAAAAGAAAATTATCAAGGAACGTTGGAACGTCAGCAGCAACTGTTGGCAGTTATACAGTAGGATCTTCTACTCAAACAACAGTGATTGGATTAACATGTTCGAACAATACGGCAACAGCAATAACAGTTGATGTAGCTCTTAATGATGGAGCTAATGATCATTTCATGGTTAAAACAGCAACCGTACCCAGTGGAGGTTCGCTAGTCGTTGTTGGTGGAGATCAAAAAGTTGTCATGGAAACTGGTGATAGTGTAAAGATAACATCAAGTACGGCAAGTAGTTGTGATGTTATTATGAGCTTGTTGGAGATTACCTAATGGGTAGGTCGCACGATCTTGCAACTGGTGTATCTTATCAGGATCAAACTGAAACTGATGCACGCTATCATACAAAAACAGCATCTAATGCAGCATTTGTAGCTAAGGCCGGCGATACTATGACAGGTGCGTTGACTGTTGGAGGCAACTTAACAGTTAATACAGATGCTGACACCTCTATTTTGTTTAAAGATGGAGGAACTAATGCAGCATTTATAACTGCTAATACTGGTGATGAATTATATGTTGGTGCAAATAATGAATATGCTTTTAGAATAAAGAATGATGGTACTAAAGACGTAGCATTTGATAATGGTGGACGTGTGACAATGCCTAGTCAGCCAATGTTTGGGGCTTATAACTATAGCGGAACTACAACTGCCATAGGTGGTTATAATCCTATGCTTTGGGCAAATGTTCATACTAATGTTGGTAATCATTTTAATAACAGCACTGGCAAATTTACTTTTCCTGTTAGTGGTAAATATATAGCATTCTGTAATATAAATTATAAAGCAGCCGATGCTAATTGGAGTGGTTTGCATATGCTTTATAATACCAGTGTACAAATGGCTAGTTGGAGCCAGAATACCGTAAATAGTCAATATTATAATATAATAATAAGTACTATTGTAAGTGCTAGTGCTAACGATACTTTAGCCTTTTGTTGGCATAACAGCTATACAGCGCCAGATACAAACGCTAGTTATAATATGGCTTACATGTATTTACTAGGTTAGGAGGAACACATGACGTCTATTATAAAAGTTGATAATATACAAAACGCTGCTGGCGGTGATGCTGTACATATTCCTGGTCATGTTGTTCAGTATGCACAAACTGAAACTGGCACAGCTACAACAATTTCTGCTAGTGCAAGTGCGACTCTTTTGACAATAAACTTTACACCAAAGTTTACTACTAGTAAAATACGTGTTTCTTACACTTTTCACAATTTAAGAAAGACTACAGGAGCAGGAGTCAGCACTTGGTTTAACTCTCGAATCTTTTTAGATGGTGTACAACAAGGTAATATAAATGGAACTATGGGTTATCCAGAAACATTCAATGATCATAGATATACATACAGCGCTGAAGGTGAACTAGCATCATGGAGTGGTGCTAAAGCAGTAGCTTTAAATGGTTATGTAGGCTCAACTGGTTCTACATGGGTTGTGTCATACCAAGGTGCGACTACAAATATGACAATTATGGAGATAGCCCAATAATGGTAATATATAATACAAATAATCAACAAGGAAAAAAGAAATGACAGATGTAGCAACAGCGTTAGGCGCATTGGGTGTAACCGAGTGGGTTATGCGCGGTGAGCCTACAAATGAAACAGAATTTAATTCTATGTTTGCAAAAGTAACTGGAGAAGATGGTAATGGTTCAGCCATTGAATCATCAAATCCAGCTGACTTTGGTGTAACATGGAGTCAAGTTGATACTAAAAAAACAGAATTAGTAAATGCAGAGCCTTTAAAATTGCTTCGCGCTGAAAGAGATAGTCGTCTTGCGGCGACTGATTGGTGGGGTCTATCAGATCTCACAATGACCTCGGATCAAACGACATACCGTCAAGCACTCCGAGATATAACAGGTACATATAATAGTCTAGATACTGTTGTATGGCCAAATAAACCATCATAGGAGATAATTAAATGGTTGATTTTACTATTACTCTGACAGATACAGAGAATAAAGGAATGGAGTACGCCGCGAATAATGTTCAAGATTGGATTGACAATGCAGCGACTAACCGTGCTCGAATAGCGGTCGATGAGATCGTAAACTTATATACAACTAAAGCACTTGACGACGGTGTCGCAATTCCTGCAACGAGAGATTTAATCGTAGCTGATGCTTTTACTCGTGGTTGGGTTAAAACAGCCGCTCAACGAGATTCAGATCAAGCAGCTGAATTAGCAGGTAAATAATATACCTAGTGAGGACCTGAATAATGGCATACATTGGACAGACATTAACTGAAGGCACTAGAAGAGCCTATACGTTTACCGCAACCGCTGGTCAAACCAGCTTTAACGCAATTTATAGTGCGGGTGCGGTTGACGTGTATCTTAATGGTATTCTTCTTCAGCCTGCTGATTATACAGCCTCAACAGGTACTACAGTTGTACTTGGAACTGGAGCTGCACTTAGTGACGAAATAATTATCATTTGTCATAATACATTTAGTGTAGCTGATGCACCGACGCTTTCGGGTGGCGGTACATTTGCATCTAGTATTAGAGCACCTATATATGATACGACTCAGAATACTATGAAGACAGCGTTGTTTCAAACTAACGAACAAACAATGTCTACTGATACAACTATAGCAAGTACGCAAAATGCAAGTGCAAACGGGCCAATAAATGTGGCATCAGGTGTAACGCTCACAGTAAATGGAAACTTGGTGATTATATGAGTACAATAAAAGTAGAAAATCTAACTGGTATTACTAGCGGAGCTAACGCTAATAAAGTTATTGTACCAGCTGGTCAGACGCTAATAGCACCAGGACATACTATACAAGCTGTAACAGCTACTTTTAGCGGTGCTTCAACTAATTCTTCAAGCTATGTAGCTATGGTAACGTGCGGCTCGATAACAACAACAGTGGCTAATTCTAAATTATTAGTTACAGCCGCTGCTCAAATGCAAGTAGGAAAATCAACTTCTGCTGATACAAAAGCCGCATATGCTTTACGTTCTTCTGTTGATAGCTATGCAGCAAACCTACACACTCAAGCTGTTGTTAACTACAGAGAAAGCAATGTTGGATGGCAACAACAAGGTATGCCTTTTCATATATTACATAGTCCAAGTGCATCGGCAGGAACAACTATTACATATAAAATATATGGCAGAGAAGCAGTTGGTCCAACATCTATATATCTTATTGATGGTTGGGGTTTAGGTGGTGAAGGTAAACTTTCAATACTGGAGATTGCCCCATGAGCATCCTAAAGGTAGACACCATCAACGAAAAGACTACTGGTAATGGTGTTGCTATTCCTGGTCATGTTGTTCAAGTTGTGCAAGGAACATCTACGTACTACTTAACATTAGGGTCTAATAATACTTACGTTGATACTGGTTTAACAGCAACGATTACACCAAAATACGCAGCTAGTAAGGTTTTGATAATGCACTCTGCTCCTGTTGTTTATCTTGATAATCAAGACGCTATTCTAAGGTTAATGAGAGGTAGTACAAACATACACCAAATGAATGTTTATACTACTTCTTCAAGTTATAGTGCGAGCTATTTTGCTTTTCAATTTCTTGATAGTCCTTCTACCACTAGTGCTACTACTTACAAAACACAGGCATATAAAAATCAAGGTAGTTTCTTGTATAATTACGCCAACGAGGTTCAATCTACTGCAACACTTACACTTATGGAGATTGCGCAATGAGTGTGTTAAAGGTTGATTCTATACAGAATACTGGTGGAACTACAGCAATCACAATAGATAGTAACGGTTTAGTTGCTCCAAAGCTTCCTGTTCTTAGTGTATCATTAACATCTAATACTCCTGACAACCTGGCAAGCAACCAGTATCATCTAGTAGATTTCTCTACTTACGGTGCAGTCGACTTTGACAATACTGGTGCATGGGATACCGCTAACGAAAAGTGGACACCACAAGTACCAGGATATTATAATGTTCATTGTACTGG